GTAATTGTATTGAAGAAACTAATATTAACTAAAATTAAACAATATGTGATTGTGGGGAAGCTTAGTAATCGCAACAGTAAAGACGGCTTTAACGCCAGTAGCAATAGTAAAAGATGTGGTAAATGTAGCTACGGATCAAGACGCAGATGCAACAGGTAATCTGATCGATTCTGCACTAGAAGATTTAGAAGATGCAGGTGATTCAATAGGGGGTTAATATGATAGCAACACTAATGTTTATAGCATGGATAGCACAGATATCTATTCGTGTAGTGTGTAATGATAAAGCTTTGAAGAGTGAGTGAGGATAAAACAATACTAGATGAATCGGTTATGGATGGGGTAATCATATGTACCGAGGGTAGAATAATTGAGATTGAAAAGATAACGGTAACGGATGTTTCTGAGATGAAAAACGGCAGGGTGTCAGTAACGTTTGTGCCGAAAAGTAACTCATGAAACCAACCGACAACCCCAACTACATAGAGATACAAGAACGACTTAAAGCAAATAAGGAATGCAACTGCAAAAGACCATTCAAAAAGAAAGTGAATTGCGGGAAATGTAGAAAGAAATTAAGAGATGAAAACTGAACCAATCAAAAAAGAGGACATAATAACCCAACAGGACGCAGATATAATTATGGCTAAGGCTATGATTAAGGCGTACACCAAAGAAATCAAGACGCTAGAAGATAAAATATTCAATGATTACGGAATTAAATTAAGAGATGAGTAAGGATACTACACAAGAATTTACGCCATTTACAGAGCAGCCTAAATCTTTTGTTCCTTTCGAGCATAGAGGCATAGACCGCAGGGGTATGATAAATCAATGGAGAGAGTTTAATGATAGGGTTTTATGTGAAAGAATGCATAGAACAAAAGAAACTCACGGATTGACCGACAAGGAAGACGTTGATGTAATGATTCTTATGATTGAGCATTATTCAAATAAAAAAGTTAGACAATGAGTAACAAACTAGAAATACCAAAGAGCTTTCAATTGTTCGGCACTACGGTGAATGTAGTATTCAACAACAATAGCCTTAATCAGCAATCGGCCGTAGGAACGTCTGAATGGGTTCAGTCTAGAATAACACTAACGGACGTACATAAAGGCGAAAAGGTAAGCGAAGAAGTTATTGACGACACCTATTACCATGAAAAGGTACACATAATCTTAGACGCCATGGGTAAACACAATCTATCAAGAGACGAGGAGTTTGTAAATGTGTTTTCACGGCTACTTAGACAATCGGACGTAACAGCTAAATACTAAATTATGATAGATTCAATAGTGATGAATATAATGCTAACCTTAGAGGTTGAGCGATATGCAAAGAAAGCAAAGAGGTTAGGCTATCACCTTCCAAGATGTATAAAGGAATCGGATAAAATAAAACTAACAGCAATGTTAACCTTGTGCGTTAAAATGATCGAAAGTTCTTTAACTATGATGGTGGAGAATCTAAAAGACACTAAAACACTGTTAATCAATGGCTAAACTAACCGATAAGCAAGAGAAAGTTAACAAAACCGAACAGGAACGCACTAAAAAGGCAAAGGCGGCAATTCTTGAGGCTCTTAAAGTGTCGTTAGGTATCGTATCGGCTGCATGTGACGAGGTTGATATAAGTAGAACCCAATACTATGCATGGTTAAAAGAAGATTTAGAATTTAAGGCGGAGGTTGAATCCATGAACGATCTAGCTTTAGACTTTGCAGAATCTTCACTGCACAAGCAAATAAAGGACGGTGTGCCAGTATCAACAATATTCTATCTAAAGACTAGAGGCAAGAAAAGAGGCTATATTGAACGCACCGAAGTAACAGGTGCGGACGGTGCACCACTAATTGAAAGCGAACAGGACAGAATAAGCCGCATAGCCGCATTAAAAGCCAAATTGAATGGCTAGTATAACCGATGCTGAAATAATCGAATTAGAGGAGCTTACAACGATTCAAGACAATTTTGATTTCCTTAAAGAACCCACCGAGGCTACAAATCCAAATTATAAATTTCTACACAAGGCCATTAACGAACAAGAGTGGGGCTTTGACGAGAACGGCAAGCCTGTTTTGCTCAAAGGTTATGCGGGCTGTATCTTAGAAGGTTCGAGCAGGAGTGGAAAAACATGGAGCGGTATAGACATTATTATCTGGCTGTGTGCTATCAAGCACGAAAAGGAAGGATGCACGATTAACATCTACAGAGAGACCTATAACGAGTTCAAAGATACCCTTTACGACGATTTTAAACGCCGCTTAGACGATTACGGACTACCTAATAAGTTCAAACACGCCCAAGAGATTAAAAGCTTTAAGATCGGCAATAGTAAAATATCCTTTCTTGGTGACGGTAAACACGGTGGAGGCTGTGATTATGCCTTCTTTAACGAGTCAATGAGTATTAGCAAGACGGTATTCGATCAGGTTAAAATGCGTTGCCGCAAGTTCTGGTGGATGGACTACAACCCTTCATTTACTCACCATTGGGTTTTTAGTAGCGTAGCACCACGTAAGGATGTTGGGTTCTTAAGGACCACTTACGAAGATAATCCTTTTATTTCAGCTAATGAACTGAATGAAATACTTGTATCTGAGCCATGGGAGCCAGATTCTTATTATGTTGATGAGGACGGTATTCTTATGTACCAAGGGCAGGAGATAGAAGAAGGGCACGCACCACCTCCGCATAAAGAGAATGTAAAAAGCGGTACGGCAGATGAAGACTATTGGAAGATATACGGGCTAGGTTTACGCGGCGCAATGGAGGGTATTATATTAAAAAGAGTCAAGTATATCGACAGGTGGCCAGAGCACCTACCATTTACTTACGGGCTAGACTTTGGGTTTACGGTCGATCCTACAGCCTTAGTGAGGTACGCAAAAGAAGGGCGCAATATCTACATAGAGCTATTACTTTACGCACCTTTCGACAACTCAGAAGATTTAGATGCCGTGCTCCATTCTTTGGGTATATCTCAAGACGACCCAATTACAGCAGACAGCGCAGACAGACACGTTGTAAGTGGTCGTAACGCCGTTTACATGGTGCGTGAGTTGTTTGAATTAGATTGGGAGATTGCCAAAGTATCCAAGACTAAGCGTATTGTGTTCTGGTTGGGCAACATGAAAATGAACAGAATGCATGTGGTAATCAATGATTTATCTGAGGAGTTCAAAACAGAACAGCAGAATTACAAATGGAAAAAGATAAACGGAATATCCATCAATCAGCCTATAGACGGATTCGACCATGCAATTTCAGCAGCACGTTACGCACACATGGCACACGAGCAGGAAAATAATTAGAAAGTTTCTCGGATAAAGTTTGTTTTTACGGACGCATTAGTTGTATATTGCAGTCTAATTAAAAACAGATAGTTATGGAAAAGAAGACAGAGACAATAACGGGCGTCGTCGCAGTGTATAACGGTAAGTACTGGGGTAAACAGCATAGTGACGCGCAACATACCTGTAATGATTTTGGGGGTTTCGATAAGGCGACTATAAGTAATCCTGAATATTGCCAAGCTCCAACCGATATGACTTACGACCCGAAAAACACAAACGGATATAATCCCGATTTTGATAAGCTAAGCAAAGCAAAGCTAGTAATGGTTGTCAAGACAATAACGACTGAATTTGAAATAGTATCGAGCTAAATGAATCAAAAGAACATAATAATACTAACCAAGGGCGAACAGTTCGAAGCGTGGGGAGGACTAAAAGAGTTAGCGAGTAATCATACTGATATCATTTGGTCGTCGATTAAGAATAAGAAATACCCATTCAAGTACAAAGGCTATGATTTCATCCGAGTGCCTTGGAGGGAGAAAAATAGTAAGTTATGAAGTTCAACATTCCATTAGAAAAGAAGCCAGAGCCTAAAGACGGTGAAACTAGAAACGTAAAGAGGTTTGCTTGGTACAAAAGAATAGGTGATACTGTGATTGTGCTAGGGTACTACAATGAGGTGCAGAAGTGGTTACTGCCTAGAGTTACTTCGCTTTATCCTCGTTGGGTAGTTACGAGGCGTGAATTGTTAAACGATAAACTTAAATAGATATGGCAGATAGATCAGAATATTTCGCAGGATACTACCAGAGGAATAAGGAAAGTATGGATAAGAAAACGGTCGAGTATTACAAGAAAAGAGGCAAGGAGTTTAAAGCCCCTGAGAATCGAAAATACAAAGACAAGGTTAGAGAGCAATTAGCTAGTAAAGACGAAGGCAATTAGATTAATTAAAAGCAATTATTATTATTATTATGGCAGATACAACGATAGAAAAAATTGCGATAGAGCGCATAGAGAATCATTTAGTAGAATGTAGCGCATTGATGCAATGGTTTTTTAATCACGGCGAGATACATGCAAGACCACTAAAAACGGACGAGGACGAGGAATTATTAACTCTTAGGCTAGAAATGTACGCTCAATGCAAAAAGTCATCAAGTGAAATAAATGAAGGGATTAGTTGCCTCAGGGCATTAAAAGATCATTTTTCACCGGTCAACTAACTCCTTAAAGAGCATTAACTAAACTTAGATTATTATGAAAGAAAAGGCAGGAGAAATCCTAGGCAAGCATTTACTTGTTTGGGTTATGAACTCTGAAGGCATGAATCAAACATTGCAATTAGAGGACGCGAAGCAATTTGCAGAAATAGAAATAAATGGAATAATTAGTTTTATAACTAAGGAGTTCGGAGACAAGAGCGACTATTTTGATTATTGGACTGGCGTATTGAGCGAACTTAAAAATCTTTAACCCCTCTTAACTAACAACTGAAACACATGTGGATAAGAACAGCAAATCAACTAATATGGGTAGAGATGGAGTATACCATTCAGGGATTTCCTATACCTAAAACTAACAACTGAAAAGTATGATAAAAGCAATTGAAAACTGGTGGGCATTAATCAGATGGATTAAGAGCCACAGAGACAACGATATTTGTGAGTTTAAAATAATAACTACTGGAAGCCTTGTGATATTTACAACTGAAAAGCTAGAATACACACAAGAATCTCGCGACGTGCACATGTTACGATTGGATTACGAGTAGTCAAATAATACTTTACAACTGAAATGAAAATATAACATACTGTATTTTCAAAAGCAACGAATAATGAAAATAAGATGGCAGACGAACAGGGATTTATAGATACGGATAAGCTAGCAAGGTTTTTCAAGACGGTAGAGACGCGGTGGGATAAGCGATTAATACCTTACCTGCTAGTTGAGGGCGAACATTATACGGACGTAATCCAACAAAAGTGGACTAACGAACTAGGCGATGAACAATGGAGGGATATTCCTTTGGTTATATCGGATAAATAGTTACATTTACTTAGTATTAACAAACATATAATTATGGAAGATTTTATATTTGACGCGAAGGCGGCAAGAGAACTAACGGACGGTAAGAGCGTAGTTGAAATAAATAAGCAACTGGAACAAATAAAGATAGCAGCAGCAAGTGGTGAGAGTCATTTGTTTTTGATGTATCATATAGGTGTGCCCACAGTAAATGCCCTAATGCTTAAGGGGTTTCAGGTTGAGCAGATGGATTC